CTCTTGAGCTGCGCTGGCGGCCTTACCGAAGAAACTACCTGTCGCCTCAGAAATTTCGAGCATACCCTTCTCCCACGCCGGGAAGACGGAATCAATGAAGTTCCGCATGGGTTTCTCGAACTGCTCCCAGAACTTATCCGCGCCTCGGTTGTTCAGCTCAGTGAAGCGGTCGTTCACATCCTTCATGCGGTCGTTCCACTGCTTGAGAGCGTTCACCGAAGCGAACGCAGCCACACCGATACCGGTGAGAATACCCGGCAAGGCGAACGCACTAGGTGCAATGTAGACGAGAGACGCGCCGAGGGCGAAGATGTGGCTAGTCAGAGACAGCACCGAAGCGGAGACTGTCGAAATGACAGACCCTAGCTTGATAATCTTCGTCAGGTTCTTATCGAGGTCCTTCGTGAAGTCCTTGAACTTCTTAGTAAAGTCCCAGGTAGCACGCGCGCCGGAGATAGCGGCCAGCACCGTGAGTACCTTAGCGGTGGCTGCTTTATCAATCTTAGGGCTAATCAGCACATGCCGGGGGCGAGTCAGTGTCGCCAGCTTCATGCGGGCACGCCCGGTATCCGCGTCTGCGTTGATAGTCACATCACGGTCGTCGTCCAGCTCGTCTAGCTTGTGCTCCGCGTGAGCGGTATCCAAGTCTACTTCAACGTGCAGTGGGTGCTTGTCCCGGAAGAACGAATCATTCTTGAGGTGGTCCACATTGAACGAATCCTTGAAGCGCTCAACAGCGGCTCGGTTCGTGAACTTCTCACGTGCACGTTCCAACCGTTCTAGCCGTTCGCGCAAAAGATGGACCTTCAAACTTGCGCGCTCGAAAGCCTCTGCCCAGCGGTCAATCTCGGACGAATTACCAACCGATACAGCCTTACTATGCTTATTAGCGAAGCTCTGCTTCAAACGTTCGGCAAGTTTGATGTTGTTCTGTAGCTGCTCAATAGAGTCCTTCGCATCTGCCTTGAAATCGTCGAACAGGTGCAGCTTGCGCTTACGTGTGAACACGTCAGACATGGACTTATCGAACAGCTTCATCAGCCGCCCGTTCTCTTCCAGCTGCTTGCCAACCTTGCGCATCTCGGCCTGCATACGACGCACGCCGTTAGCGTTGCCCATCTCGCGGTACTTCTTCGCCTGCTCGTCCATCAGACGGTTAGCCTTGCGGAGGTCTTCGTTCCAACGCTCCATCGTCTTGAGGTTAGAACGGAAGCCAACGAATGGGCGGGAGAAGTCCACCTTCATCATATCCTTGGCGCGGTTGTTGAAAACGCCTTGGATTTTGCTCAGGTGCTCAAGCTCTCGCCGGGCTTTGTTGAACGCTTCGGACTGCTTTCGTACTTGCCGGGAGACTTCGCTCATACGGCGTGCAGCCGCAGCATCAGGAATAAGACCAGAGGTAGAGACCGGTATCTGGGAGACGCGCTTCCACTTCTCTACTTGACCGAGCAGACGACGGTTCGCGTCGATAACCCTATCAATATCGCGTTCCTGCTGCTGTAGTGGACGGCGAGTGCTCTGTAGCGACTGTCGCCACTGCTCATTCTGGCCGAGCAGACGACGATTTACGTCAAGAATCCGGTTGATAGACTTCTCGTGCTCACGCAGGGGAGAACTATCCCCGCGCACAATAAGGTCGGAGAGCTTGATAGGGTGCTCTCGAACACGGTCCATCTGGGTTTCAAAGTGGTCGAAGAACTCGTTGGTTACATCGTCACCGTCAATCTCGAACTGCCCATCAATAACATGATGGAAACCCTCTACCATCTTATCCGCAAGGTCACGGATACGCTCAGACATCTTACGCACACGGCGTTCGCTCTGGTCTGCGTTCCGTTCAATGGCAGCGTTGAACTCTTGGAAGCCTTTCGTCGCTTGCCGGAAAGTGTCACGGCTAAACCCTGCTTTTAGTTCCACGCCGGGGGTAGCAGGGGTTTTCTTAAGCTCGTCAATCAGGCGCTTGTGCTCACGTTTGAACACGTTATCGTCCAGCTTGACGGGTATTTTCAGCTCAGACTTTGGTAGGTTCTTCGCAATGTCTTCGTGCAGCTCGTGCAGAGTCTTTGCGGTATTCACCTTCACGTTCGGTATCTCAAAGTGATACTTGAACGCTTCTTTCATCTGGTCGAGCTGCTGCTTCAAAGTGAGCTTCGGCTTCACCTGCGGTTGCACGCGCTCTACTGACTCTTTTACCTGCTTCTTGATGCGCGAGGTATCAACGTCTGCCTTTATCTTGACCGCACGCCCACCACGCGTAGCCTCGGCAAGTTTGGTGCGCACATGCGCGGTATCCACGTCCGCCTTTATCTTGACGGCACGGTTACCCTTGGTGGCTTCTTCTAGCCGGGTGCGCATCTGGTCCGTGTCTACGTCAGCTTTGACCTTGATTTTCGTATCAAGCTCACGAAGCTGCTGCTTTAGACGTTCAAAGGCAGAGCGGTCTAGCTCCGGTGTAACCCGGATATGCATAATCCGCTCTGCCTGTTTCTTCGCCTTCTCAAGGACGGGACGAAGTTTCTGGTTGAAATTCTCCGCATCGGGAAGGACGCGAATGTGTACGCGCCCAGCTTCAAAACTTCCTGCGGCCACTTACTCTAGCCCTTTCTCCTTACTATCGTGCGGCTCGCTTTCGGAAGTTTCTTCACCCCCCGCAAAGAAAGACGCACCATCTTTAATATCGACAACCATAGCCATAGCCATAGCTTGCCGTTCCATTGCAGTTTGAACTTCTTCTTCGGAGAAGTTCGGTTTGTTGCGCTGCTTATCATTATACGGGGATGGGTATTCCACAAACTCTGGGGCCTTCGTATTCTTGTCTGAATTGGCTGTGATGTAGAGGTTGCGGAACTGAGTCAGTTGGTCTATCAGAGTCTTGAGGGCTACCTCTTGCCGGGAGTAACCAAACCATTTATCCTTCGGGTCTGAGTTCTGCTCGGCGTTCTCGATTTCCTCTTGTGTAGGCTCTGGTAGAGAATGCCTGTATAGGCTTCGCTCTTCAAAGCCTAGCCGGGACAGAAGGGCTTGCGTAACCCTACTATCCCGGCTAGACCATTCACGCAGCGGGTCGTAGCCGTAGAGGGCTATAAAGTCTGCGCATATGACAGGCTGTGAAGTTAGATATTTAAAGAGCGAATAACGTTTCCCACTTCACCAACATAATCGGAGATGAAGTTTGACTGCTCAGCAATCCCGGCCAAGGTGTCGTGAGATTCCCACTCTTCACGCTTGTCTTCGGGCACGATAAGCTCAGTGAAGACCTCACGCAGTACACGGGTGGCGGTAAGGTTCAGGCTTGGTGAAGCTTCCTGGCCGTTCTCGGAGGAAACAGCTTCCCAAATACTGACCGCCTCAGACATAAGCTGCAATGCTACGGTGCCTTTCAGCTCTTCAAGCGGGGTTACCAAAGCGTACAACTTGCTCTTGCGGGGGTCTTCGGTAGTAGGCTCGTCTCCCTTGCCGGGGGTCTCTTGCGGTACGCCAGTAATATCCTCGGGGGTCATTTCGTCAAGCGAGCGCAGGGGGTCTGCGTTTGCTTCGGCGGGCTGCGCGGGTACGGCTGTGGTTTGCTGCAGTTCACCCTGGATACGGCGGTTATACTTATCTGCTTCCGGCGCGAACTCAGCGGCAATAGCTGTTGCAAAGCCGTCGGGACCGATAGTAATGCCCTTAGGGATGCTCATTATGTGTTCCTTTCAAAGGTAAAAGAAAAGTGCCTGTGACTCGTAAAAGCCACAGGCACAGTATAGCACGTATGTACTATCCGCCCGCGCGTGCAGGGCCGCCTGCTGCGGCGGCATCCGTCTTGGGGATGATGGTTGCGACTGCATCCTTCGCGCCCTGGGTAACCTGCTCTGCAGTAGGTGCAAGAATGGTTGCCTTAACGGGGATGGGTGCAAGTGCACCCTTCGAGGTCTCACCACGTCCGTCTGCTGCTACTTCTGCGTTAGCAATGTAATCGAAGACGGTCATCTCAGAGTCGGCACGGATGAACAGTAGCGAGGTCTTCACGGTACGGCGCTTGTTGCCGGACCACTGAATAATCTCGTCGTTGCTTTCTTCCATAGTGGAAGCGTCGTTACCACCTTGAGTAAGCTGCAGAACCTTCTTGTTGAAGGAATGCAGGACGAAGCTAAAGGTGTTGGTAACCGTGCCGAGGATGTTACGTACAGCTGCAACCTCTGCGGTATCCAGCACGGTAGCGTCGCCACCATCAGATGCGAAGGACGGCAGGGTCTCAGCGGAAGTCAAGCCGATAGGTGCCCACCCATCGGGGTAGGTCTCAGCATTATCGGGCTTGAACTTCTTCACAGCACCACTCTTCGGCGGAGGTGCAAACGTGCCGGTAGCAGGCGCTAACACGGTCACAAAATCCGGAGCGAGCACTTCGCTCGGGTTATAAGCTACTGGCTTAGCCATTTAGAACTCCTAAATCACGAAGAACCTTGGAAGGGTCTTCTATATCAACGTCACCAAAAAGAACTTCTTTCGGTGCATAGGCAGTCAAAGTAAGGGTGCTGTCTGACTGCTCGCCAGTCACAGCTTTAATGGCTGATACCTGGAACTCTGTTATGGGTGCTTGTCCCATTTTATAATCTCGAAGCGTAATCCCCAAGATTTGCTTACCTGCGGACACACTCGCCTCTATGAACGAGTGCACGCGAAGATTGATACTGTCTGCAGAAATGCGTGCGAGCTTGCCGGTACGCGGTGAATACACACGGATTCGCGTGTTCATCATCAGCTTCCACAGAGTCTCCTCTGCGTTCACCGGCGTGTACGTAGCCCAGAGAACATGATGTTGTATCCACCAAGCCGGGAGTTTCTCTGCTGGTACATGCTGCAGCACGTGCCCCGGTGCGAACTCGGACAGTAGTGTTTGGTTGAGCACCGATAAGTCTAATATTGAATTTGTCATAATTAGTAACCCCCGTGGCGTGTGCCCTTCGAGCCGGAACGGTCGATAGCGGCGTTCGCGCGCCGAGAGTCCCAGTTCGATTTCTGCGCCGATGGTTGCGGACGTGTGAGAGCCGCCAAAGCAACAGCTTTAGCCGCTGCACCCACTAGGAAGAAGTGACCCCTCTGGAAGTGGGTTACATCCTGCGTCCGTCCATCACGGAAGTGCAGCTCATTCGCTGCGATACCAAGCTCAATGATGTGCGCCGCAGGGTCATCGTTGTATACAACTCGGTCCCATACCGGGATGTTTGGGTATTGCTGAGGACCCTCGTACAACGAGCGTGCTACCTTGAAACGGTCCACATAAGAGTTAGTAGCACTCTTACGATACGGCTCAGCGGCTGCTTTCGCGTCGTTCTTGATAGCCTCTGCTGTAATATCCAACGCACGCGAGCGGGTAGACACTAAAGAAGCCGCACGCTTGGAGTTTGTGCGGTACAGTTCTATTCCGTTAGATGCCAAAGTCTACCCCCACGAAGTCCTTCGCGTTGCCGCGAGTGATAGACACTTTATCGTGTTGTGTGCGCACACCCATACGGAACACTACTTCTCGCGCGTCAATAGAATAAATCAGCGGCGTGTTGGAAGTAGGGTTAGGTTTGTTCCCGGCTTGCCGGGTGTACTTACCTGGTGTGTACACAACAATGGAGTTCACAGGGAACTCGTCTAGATACTCTTCGGGAAGCTGTCGGCGAATCTTGTCGAACGTGCCGGGGGGTGTTGTGAGCGCCCCGGTCGTCGAAAGTTTAGAACCGTAGTATTCTTCGCGCACCGAAGAGGTTCGAGAGAGGTTATCAGATGCAATCGGCTGAAAGTTGCAGCGCACCTGGATAGGTTTCTGCATGTACTCTAGCGCGGGCATCCCATCCGGTTGCATCACAGTATGCGCTGGATATAAGTCAATCACGTGCCGGGGTTGGGAGATAAGGCTCACTTGCAGTACCACACATTCTGCGTAGTGGCAGTGAACATCCCACTCACCCCGAGCTTAGCCGTACCAATAGGGTTAGGTCGGTCTTTACAACCAAGTTTCTCTAGGTCCTTGTCTGTGAACCAAATATCTGGGGATTGAGCGATGCGGTCAATCGTAATCTCGTAGGCCGATTCCTTCTCATGGGTGTACCCGCTGCGGTCATCTTTGATAACGCGCATAACAGCCGCCACGACGACGGCACGGATACGCACGGCCATGAGCTTATCTGGTTCCTTCTCGCCGGAGATGATAGCACGAAGGCGCGGACAAACCCCCGCGAGAATTGCTAACGCTTCCTCAATCTTAGACTGGATAAACTTCTCAGTCCTATCGGTCACGTCGCCGTCTAGCGCGGTGTACACGTCATCAACGGTTACTTCAAAACTCACGGGGGTAAATCCTTACTTCTTAGCTGTGCTGCGTCGTGCGCGGGGCTTCCGTGCCGGGGACTTTTTCTTTTCGTCCTCTGGTTCGTCAGAGGTTTCATCTTCCGTTGAAGTGTTCCCCTCTGGCACGGATATCCCTATCACGTGCGGATTGCTGACCTGGGAGAGAACATGGTCGCTAAGCTCACTCCCTTCTGGGAGAAAGTGTAATTCCCCGTCTTCATTGAAAATGTACGTGGGTTGCTTAGTTACCATTTGTCTCGCTCCTTAGTCGTTGTTAGAGAACCTGAGCCTTGAACGCAGCATCAGGTGCATAGAGTGCAGGCATTGCCACAGAGTCCACAACAACGTCACGCAGAGACGCAACGTTGGGACGCTGGATAATGTTTGCAACGATACCCTGGCCGTCTACACCCTGCCAGCCGAGGTTCACCGCAGTGTTGGTGCGGGAGAACACGGTCTCACCGAGGATGGGGCTTCCAGCCGGGGGAAGCAGGAACAGGCTATCCTGGTCCAGCACATCTACCGGGCCGGAGTGAGTCTGTACCTGGCGGTCGTAAACAGTAATCGCAGGGAGACGCTGACCAGCAAGAATACCATTGACTTCATCAACAGTAGCAAGACGGGTGTGGTCGCCAACCTTAGTTGCGAACTGCGGGTGAGTCTGGATAGCGAACAGAATCTTCGGCGAAGCGACAATCGCGCCGGGGTAGAATCCGTTCAGCTTACGGTATGCATCACGAAGCTTTACAAGCTCTTCCAGAACGTTAGTGGTAGCAACGTTGAACTTGTTAGCAACCACGGGGGTGGCCTCTGCAGAACGGCCCCAATCGTCAGCGGTAACGCCGCCGGTCTCAGTCTCAACTAGGAACTGAGCCTTGTTGAGGGTCTGGCCGCGCTGGTACTCAAGACGGTCAGCAATAGCCTGAACGCCAAGCTGAACGTTGTTCTCTACCGCTTCACGGATAACCTCGTTCGACTGAACGCGAGCACGCAGCTGGTCCTTCTCGCTCAGAGTGTACTTCTGAGTCAGAGGGATGTTCTCGAAGCGGATAGTACGGGTCGGAGGCAGAGTACCACGAGCCGGTTCAGCGTCCCACGCACGGTTGTAAGCCATGACAGGGCGGGTCTTCTTGAGGTCGCGGGTGTTCAGGTCAATGCCTTCTACCTGGCGGTCCGGGAAGAACATGCTCAGGGAGTTCTCGGCAATGGCCGCATCCTGTAGCTGCTGGTATGCCTCACGTGCGTACCCGGTCAGGTACTCCGGGGTGAGCAGAATATCCAAATCGTAGCTAGACATTAGTTAGCCGCTCCTTCCATGTAAACAAAGTGTGCAGACGAAGCGGGCTTGGAGAGCGCGTCACCGGATGCCAGCTTAGGCAGACGTTTGAGGATAATAATACCCTTCACAACGACTGCCACCTGCTCTTCGCTAAAGGTGTTGGTGGAATCATACAGGATGAAACCATCAGGGTCAGCGGTAGCAGCGGTAGCAGGGGTAATCTTGTTCTGCGCAATGGTTACAGGGTAACCAGAGGGAACACCGTTGTACTTCTTGATAACCTCAGCAAAGTCAGTTGCCTTGAGGGTAAGGGACTGCGCTTCAAAGTTTGCAGTCTCACCAGACAACCAAGCCGGGAGGTTACGGTTAATAACCGTGCTATGCAGGTTAGGCATAGTCGATAACCTTTCTATTTCTTATGCTTAGCTCGGAATGCCGCAGCACCCGAAGCGAAGCTGTTCTTAGAACTACCCTCCGAAGCTGGCGCGCCGGAGAGGGAAGGAATGCCGTTCGCTGTCTGAGGCTTCACCGATTCTGCAAGAGTGTTGAGCATGGACTCAAACTTGTCTTTATCGAAATCGCCAGCGTCGTTGAGGAACGATGCAGCACCCAAGCCGTCGAAAAATCCTTGCAAATTCGACAGCCCCCGTCCACTCAATCCCGCGCGAATTTCGGACTCTGCGATACGCAGAGCGCTTTCACGTTTGAAGGTAGCGAACTCTTCTTGTAGGTTTTTCAGCTGTTCACCGTCATTGGTCTGTTCAGACCCGGTGTTATGCTGCGATTCTTTAGCTCGCTTCTCCCATGTCCGTGAATGACTCTTCCATTCTTCAACCTTCTTAGTCAGTTCTTCCACCTGTGCCTGCAGGTCTTCGCTTGCCGGGGTAGAAAGCTCTTCGGCTGCGGGCTGCTGGGCCTCAGGTGCGGTTGAATTTTCAGACATTGATTCAGTTTCCTTTCGTTCCCCATTTCGGGGGTTGAGTGAGAACCACCGGCGAATACCTTCGATGCGGTCCTCAGCATCTTCTGTGCCTTCGAGCCGGGCTATCAACTCGTCTTCTGTAGAGTCGTCAAGCAACACAACTTCGTCGGCTTGGATGTACTCCGCAAAACCATTTCGGTCTTTCGGGTCTGGTAGGGTTCGACAAACCCAAACATCTGTTCGAGAACCTTTCAGGTGCAAACTCTCTTCCAGAGCGGCACGAAGCGCAGAATCCCCGTCCAGTAAGTCTAAATCAATAATAGCATCTATTGGTTTGGCGTTCTCTCGAACGTATGTACTCTTCCCGCTGGCCGGGGGTCCAGTCACTAACCTAATCATGCTGAATGCTTCCTAGCTTGTCGTTCCCAGTATGCTATGCGCTCTTCTAGCACCGTCAGTCGGCGCTTACGCGGCTTAGCTCGGCGCTGCCGCAAAGCGGCCAATTCATCCTGCGCTCCGATAACTTCCTCTGCAGGGGTCCACACGTGCGAAGCGCGCTCTGCGTCATCCCCTGACAAGGCGTACTGCTCGTTCTTCGGGGTGAGACCGCTCTTCGACTTCTCAACGCGGCGCGCCAGCACTGGACCTTTCTCGCCTGAGACGTACTCAGCAATGCGAGTGTTCGAGAGCTTGCTAGCTGTGTTACCCCCTGCAACACGGTAGATGTAGTCCAGGTCTTCACGGTTCAGCTTCAAGCCGGGGTCGGATGTGTTAGTCACGGGAAGCGTCTCGCACTTACAGTTATCGTGCAGTGGGTACAGCTGGTTCGTACTGTACAGCCTGTCCGCCGCAACAAGGCACAGACCACACGTGCCGGTCTTCGACAGCTCCGGGTGGATAATGCGCCTGTACCCGATAACACCATTCGGCGATGCTGCTTCATAGACCTGCGCCGCCCGTGCGCGGTTAGCCATACGCACATCCGCGTCTGCCAGCTGGCGAACGCGAACTAAGGTCTTGAGCATAGCTTCTTGGTGTGAATCACCGCTGTTACGTGCCGCGCGGTACTCATTCACCGGGCGCTCCCACACATCCTCTGGCAAGACTGAACGACGGGGGTACGAGCCGTCCCGTGCCGGGGGTACGTTGCGCGGGAAAGGTACCCCCTCAGCTTCCAGCACCTCCGTTAGGAAAGCGTCTGCGTCCGTGCGAGCGTCGTCCATCACGTCAAGAACTTTCTCCACTGTATCGTCGATAAGCTCTTTTGCAGCGTCCGAAGTCATGGGGGCAGAACGCCACCGAGAGAAGAGCCACTGCACCAGAATCTCTACCAGAGAGCGGCTGCGCTTCGACTGCGCATTAGAAAGCTCCCCATAGAATCCACTCGTCGCCATTAGACAGCCCCGCCGTTGTTCTGGTTAGCAATGTTGGCAGAAGGGGAAGAGTTGTTCAGTACTTGACGGTTCTTCGGGTCCGGCTCAGGGTTTTGGTCCGGCTGGCCGGGGGTAGGTTCCTCTTCCTGGTTCTGCTGCTGATATGAAGCTGTAGCGTTAGCTACAACAAGGTCACGTAGTGCCTGGTTACCCTGAACGCGCTCAACCTCCGCAACCTCAAGGGCAGAGAAGCCGCCGAACTTACGAAGAGCTACCGTGAGCGGAACACCTGCCGAGGTTGCCAGCTGAACAGCCGACATACGCTCAACATCCGAAGGGCGCTTGGGGTTCACCCAATCAATGTTTATCTTCGTAGCGTCCGCGCGCTCAGAGTCACCGCGTGCCGCCATTGCATCCGCAAAGAGACGACGCAGCGTCGAAGTAATGCGCATCTCCAACGACTCAATGTCGAAAATCAACGGCTCGTTCTGCATGGATGCGCCCTCTGCCGAAGCCGTAGCCGAATCTGGGGAGAGGATATAAAGAGGTGTCTTGGACTCTGCCGCCAGAATCTTGAGGTTATCCAGCACCAAGTTTCGTACCGGGTTGAGGTCGGTCTGAGACGACTCCCAAATATCCACACCTTCTGGAAGCATCAACAGCGCGTCCGGGGCAGTCTCGAACATATCTGAACTGTACTGAATCTCGTTGCCCTCTTCATCATACTTCGGGAGGTTGGAGAGAATCGTCTTACGGTACGCCTGGGTCGCCACCAACACGCCGAGCTGCAGAATCGTGTGGTTGATACGCTTCAAGGTCGGCAAGTGCCGAGCGATGATACCTTTCTGGTCGGAGAGTTCATAGATGGTAACGGTCTCACCCTTGACTTGCACCGGCTCTTCCCACTCCCACTTGCCGAGTTGTGGCGAGAACTCCGACATATCAGGGCACAACCACTCGCCGGTCTGCTGCAGGGGCAGGAACAGCTCAGCCTTGGCGATACGGTAGTACCCAGGCCGGGCAAATAACATGACCTTATGCTTCCGGTCAGGGGACACGTACATAGCAAGCGCCGCAGTAGTGTTACCTGCTGCGTCGCGGTCGCAATAAGTGTGGGTTGGGGGAAGGTGCATCAACCCATCTTCGGTGAGAGCGAGATACCCCTTGCCGGAGATTAGCGTGTCTCGCAGTGCTTCCGTCAGCTTGAGACGGAAGTCGGACTCTTGCATGAAGGACTCTATCTCGTCGTCCCCGTCTGCAGATGAATCAGCGGCGGACTGCACGCTGTGAATGCTGATACGAGGCAGACGTGAATCAACAAGTAGGGATGCAGCGTTGATGCGAGCAATCTTCTGCAGGTTCGCCCATGCTTTCTGCATGGTGGACGTAGCAGATGCGTTATCCGTCAGTGGCACGGGGGCATCACCCTTGTACCACTTATCCATCGTTACTACATGGTTGTGTCGGTTTGTAAGCTGGGAGTACAGGTAGTTCACGTACTCCATGTCTGTTTCAAAATCTTGTATATCCACGTATTACCTCAATCGCATGGGGGCAGCCGAGGGGCGTGCCGGGGTTATCCTGTATCCCTTCGCACTGACCCGCAGCTTCGACTGGTACGCCAGCATCAAGGCGTAAGCAGCGTCAATCTTGCGTGCCGAGGATGGGGACTCTTTATACATAATCTTACCGGCTCGTGTCTCACGGTACTGAGCGTTCGTCAAATGCCGCACCAGAACGTTCGGGCCGGTGAGCATAACTTCCTTCTCGTAGAGCGCAATACGCAACGCCTTCGTAGCCTCTGCCACCTTGTTCAGTTGGTTGCCGCGCCAGAGCATAGTACCGAAGCCTGCGCTGTTCGCACGCTGGGAACCGTTTCGCTTTTTCTGTATCAGAGCCTCCCACTCAGCTGCGAGCGCTTCCCATCCGGCGGGGTCGAACAGACCATCAACCACGTTGAAGTCCTGGATAAATCGACGCATGGTGTCGTCAATCTCCGCGCGTGGTGGCTCCCAGTCACGGCCTTGCGCATTGTCCGGCTGCTCCCAGACACGTACAGCCCAGGACAAACCGTCCGAGACACGCATAGCAACGATAGCGGTAGCGTCTGTCACGCCGCGAGAACGTCCCCACGAGCCGTCGAAGCCTACCACAACAGGGTCGTGCCGGGTGACTGCATCTATTCCTTCTGCTTCTAGATTCTCGACGGTCGCAGCTGTGAGAACTTCATAAGGCACGAAAGCGTCCGCAGATGCGTGAGGCTTGTTACCGAAGTACCGCGCCGCGTCAGATAGCGTTGTGGCTGGGTCGAACACATCATCAAGTACACCATTGATATTCACCCACCCACCGGGGTAGGGCGAGCCATTCACTCCGCACGGCGGGGTATGAATCTTGCATCCAGTGGGGGACTTGAGAGAGTCACCATATGCGTACTCAAGACCTGCAACGATACTGGAAGGGTCGTTCAGGTCAGGGTCTCCCCAGTCTCGGGAGTCATAGAGAATATTATCGCGGTACGTCTCCCCCGCACGGCCTTTCTGCCATGCTTCCCAGGTCGTCTCAGCGAAAGACCCCTCGCCGGGGACAAAAGCGTTTGGTGCTTCCAATAGCGTACCGTCCACCTTCGAGAGGTTACGTTTCGCTACAGCCCCGAGCCGGTCTCCGCCGTTCGAGGGTACCCATGTCTCGGTCTGGTCGGCAATGGTGAACAGCTGCGGTTTACCTTCCAACGAGCGTGCCGAGGACGTGCGGGGCATAATCAAGCCGTTATACGGCAAGAGAATACGTGTTTCGAGCACTTCCACGCCGGGGTAGGCATAGAGAAGGTTGTCCCCGTTCATCATCTCCTTCATAGGCTCGAAAGCGTTGCGCGTCTGCTCTTCCGAGACGGCCAGCAACGTAATCTCAACCTTGCGCTCGACGTTCCACGGCTGTCCTACAGGTTGTCCCTCTGCATCCCATCCCGCAAAACGGCACGGGCCGAGGGCTTCAAACGCAGCGATAGCGGCAAGGAACGGACTCTTCCCCCAACCTTTTGAACGTTGGATAACACCACGCCGGTAGACGCGCTCACCTGTGATGGGGTCGAGACGGTACCATTTGAGCAGGAACTCTGCCTGTTCACGGGTAGGCTCAAAAGGCGCGTGGTAGGTCACCGTTGGACGGGAGAGGTACGTTGTCATCCAGTCCAGCGCTAGGTACCCCAAGGTAGGGAAGTCGCCTTTACGGCGTGGCTTGAAGCCTGCCCGTGTAGGGGCGGCCGCAAACGTATCGAACATGTTTACTCTTCTATCTGCAGGTCGTCATAGCGCTTAGAACGTTTCAGCTCACGTGCCGGGGCTTTGTTACCTTGTCGTTCGAGGCGCTGCTGAATCTCCGCTCCGGTCAGGAACTCTAGCTTAGCCGCAGTAACGGACTTCGGCGAGATAACGAACTCTTTCGCGTTAGAGGTCAAAACCTCCGAGGCGCGCAGGACGGACACGTTCGATTCTTTCTTCTTCACCAATTCGTCGAAGGGCATAACGAGAGTAACCAGAACATGCATCCACTGAGCCTCTGTGTAGTTCTGCATCGTAGGGTGCTTTCCGAGGTCTTTCCAGTAATCCACGGTGAGCTGATGCCAATCGAAATGGTCTGGCAGCTCAGGCTGTTCTGCGGGTGTGTATTCCAGAGCGGTTGTCTGAACCACTTCGTACTGGCCGCGCTGACTGCGCGAAGATTTATTGTTTCCTTTGCCGGGCATTCTCTGCTGTCTCCTTTAGTTCTTGGTCCCATAGCTGCAACTCACGCTCGTAGTTCTTCTTCCGCATGAGCTGCATCGGCGATAGAGCGTCTAGCGTCTCGTATTCTCGAAGCACTCGCCGGATATGCCCACGCCGCACTTGCATCGCGCGTCGGCATGCCGGGCTGCAGTACCGGCGGTCATTTCCTTTTGCGCTATACTGTCGAACAGGTTTACGACAGCGGTAGCACGTGCGGTAACCGTTCGGTAAGTCTTTTCGATATTGCATAGGTTTTCTAACGTATGTGCGAAGTTCTTAAGCACCATATGATGCTTAAGTTGTCTGGCATTCCCCAGTATACCGTAGGTGTATTCGGTTAGGTACGACGGTGTGTCTTGCCGGGGGCTTCGCCTCTTCATCGGGGAAGGGGTCGGTGTGTTCTATATCATGTGTATGAGTTGCATCACGTATAATAATGTATATCTATGAGCGCAGCTGCGTTCGATACTATGTTCTAATCTCGTACTTTTCCAATGGTTCAGAG